CCCGGCTGCGCCTGTTGAAACTGCCACGGAGCAGGTTTCGCAGGAAAACACCGCTGAATCAGCCGAAGCGGAACAGGGGCAGGAACGAGAGCGCGACGAGCAGGGCCGATTCAAAGGCCGTGACGCTCAGACCCGCATCAACGAACTGACCCGGGCCCGGCGACAGGCCGAACGCGAACGGGATGCTGCATTGGCCTATGTCCAGCAGTTTCAGGCAAAGGCACCCGCCGCGAACGACCACAAGCCACCGGCCTTCGAGGACTTCAACGACCTCAACGAGTGGGGCAGGGCGATTGCCGAACAGGCAGCGCGCCAGGCCCGAGACGTTGCGGCGCAGGAGTTCGCCCAGCGACAGCAGCAGGCCCAGCACGCGCAGGTGTTCCAAAGCTACGAGACGAAGGAGCGGCAGTACGCCGCGACCAATCCGGGCTATCAGGACGCTTATGCGGCGCTGGAATCGAGTGTGCGATTCGCCCCCGAAACGCTGGAGGTCATTGCTGACTCCGACGCCGGCCCGGCCATCGTCCACTACCTCGGGGAACACCTAGACGTAGCGGATCGCATCCAGCGTCTACCCCCGCACAAAGCCGCTGCCGAAATCGCGCGCATCGAAGCGCAGGTCAAGGCCCCGAAAGCACGACCCGTCAGCAAAGCCCCCAGTCCCGCTCCGGCGCTGGCTGGTGGAAGCACGGTTTCCAAAGACCCCGAAAAGATGACCACCGATGAGTGGCTCTCCTGGCGTCGAACTCAACTCAAAGCACGGTAATCGCGGCATGGAGGCCGCGTTCCAATGTCCAATTCTCTGCTTACCCCCACCGCAGTAACGCGCGAAGCACTGCGCATCCTGCACCAGAAGCTCAACTTCGTCGGCAACATTACCCGCGACTATGACGACTCGTTCGCCAAGTCCGGTGCCAAGATTGGTGACTCCCTGAAGATCCGCGTTCCGAACCAGTACACCGTTCGTAGCGGTGCCGTCCTCTCGGCGCAGGACACCTCCGAAAGCTCCGTCACGCTTCAAGTGGCGACGCAGAAGGGTGTGGACCTCAACTTCAGCTCGGCCGAACTGGCGCTGAGCCTGGATGACTTCTCCTCGCGCATCCTCGACCCGGCGATGGCGGTCCTCGCGGCCAACATCGAAGCCGACGCGATGAACATGTACAAGGACGTTTACCAGTCCGTGTGGAATGGTGGCGCGGCTGCCACCTACGCCAAGGCGCTGGATTGCCGCGTGAAGCTTCAGAACGCGCTGGCTCCCCCGTCCGACCGCACGATGCTCCTTGACCCGGCCTCGATGGCGGATGTCATCAAGGACACCAAGACCCTGTTTCAGGACAGCGCGTCGATTGCCAAGCAGTACAAGGAAGGCATGGTGGGCCGCCAGTCGGGCATGGATTGGGGCGAGAACACCCTGCTCCCGTCGCATACCCGTGGCGCGGCCGATACGGCGTATGTCTGCAATACCTCGTCGGGCATCACCTCGGGCACGGCCACCATCGCCGTGACCACGGGTTCGGGCTCGTTCGTGGCGGGCGATGTCATCACCGTGGCGGGCGTGTATGAAGCGCACCCGGAAACCAAGGCCAATACCGGCCGACTCCAGCAGTTCGTGGTCACTGCCGCTTCGGCGGGTGGCTCGGTCAGCCTGGCGGTTTCCCCGACCCCGATCACCTCGGGCGCGCTTCAGAACGTGGTCATCGTCGGCGCGGGTGCGTCCAAGGCCGTGGTGGTCTTCGGCACGCTGTCCACCGCTGTCCAGACCGGCCTTGCTTTCCAGAAGGGCGCGTTCGCCTTCGCTACCGCCGATCTGGTCATGCCGCAGGGCGTGGACTTCTCGGCCCGCGAAGTCATGGACGGTATCTCGATGCGCATCGTGCGCGACTACGACATCAACAACGACAAGCTGCCTTGCCGTCTCGATGTCCTGTACGGCTACAAGACGCTGCGTCCGCAGCTCGCTTGCCGCTTCCACAACAACTAAGGAGAAAACATCATGGCTAATGCATCTGGCTCTGACGTTGAGTACCTGGGCTCCGGTTGCTCGGGCGGCGTGGTCATGGGCCGCAACGCCTCTGACCTGATCGGCGTCTACGGCAAGGCACCCTCGGCGCAGCGTGCTTACAGCTCGGCGGTCCATGCGACCTCCGCTCTGGCGTCCTCGACGGACTTCGGTGCCACGCAGCTTGCGGCGGTGCAGGAAATCCAGAAGACCCTGATCGCCCTCGGCGTGTGGGCCACCGCGTAACAACAACGAAGGACTGACTGGGGGCTAGGGAAACCTGGCCCCTTTTTTATGCCGAAAGTCGTTCTGTGCATCCCCACGATTACCAAGCCGTACCAAGTCACGCTCGACGCCATCAAGCATTCCATCCCCGTTCTTGAAGAAGCTGGATGGGAGCACGCGATGGTGTCGGAGGTTGGCTCCCCCTACATCAGTCACGCGCGCTCCAAGCTGCTTAGAAAGGCTTTGGACGCAGGCGCGGACGCCATCATTTTCATCGACCACGACCTGAGCTGGCAGCCTGACGCGCTGCTGAGGTTGCTGGAAGTTCCGGACGAAGTTGTCGCCGGGACATACCGTTTCAAGAAAGAGCCCGTGGAGTACATGGGTGCGGTCATGGCCCATGAGGACGGCACGCCGGTTGTACGTGCGGATGGCTGCATCGACATGCACTCGATTCCTGCCGGGTTCCTGAAGATCACCAAGGACGGCGTAAACCGCTTCATCAAAGCCTATCCCGAACTTTGCTACGGCGAAGCACACAGCCCGCATGTGGACCTGTTCAACCACGGCGCATGGGAGGGGGTGTGGTACGGCGAGGACTACGCCTTCGCCCGTCGATGGCGGGAGAAGTGCGGAAAGGTCTGGCTGGTGCCGGATATCCAGATTGACCACCACACGCCTAGCGATGCGTTTCGCGGGCACTACGACCGATTCCTCCGGCAATGTCCGGGCGGGATTGACGCACCCAAGGACGGCTAATGGCAACCGCGATGGACCTCATCAAGCGATCCATGCGGCTCGCTACGATCCTTGACGCCGGTTCTGCACCCGAGGCCGGTGACGCACAAGACGCGCTTGCCACGTTGAACGCGCTGCTGGCGGAATTGCATGAGGCGGAAGTCGGTATTCCCGACTATTCCCTGGCGAGCCTGACCACGGCGCTGGCTTCCGATGGTGCCGACCGCGAAGGGCTGGCGTACATGCTCGCCAAGCGCATTGCGCCCGAGTACGAGAAGGAACTGTCACGGCTGACGATGGAGCAGGCCAATCAGGCCGAATCCCGCCTGCGCCTGCGCTACTTCCAGCCCGGTACGACCAGTTACGCCGAACTGCCGAGCGCGCAGCCGGGTAGCTACAACATCAATACCGACGCCTGATGTTCCGCCCCGTCCCGCTCCCCGATGGGAGCTACAGCGACGATGCGCGGTCATTCGTCGCGCAAGTGTCGAAGAACATGATCCGCATCAATGCGGAGCAGCCCGGAGCCCGGAGCCCGTTTGAGATTCGCACGGTGCCCGGCCTGTTGCCGGTGTGCGAGCGTGCGGACACCCGTCGCCAGCGCGGGGCCTATGTGGTCGAAGGCCGCCTGGTGGTGGTCATGGATCAGTCCCTGATTCTGGTGGACCCCACGACCTTCGGCATGGAGGACCAGGGCACGATTCCCGGCAACGGTCGAATTAGCGCCTCGCACAACTTCACGCCGAACGGCAATGAGACGTTCATCACCAACGGCACCCAAGGTTTCATCTGGAACAACCAGAGCCAGGATCTGGACCAAGTTACGGACGAGGGCTTCCGGGGTGGTTTGGGCGCTGTATTCATCGGCCAACGCTTCGTCACCCTTGACCCGGCCCGTCGATTCTTCCAGCCCTCCGACCTCGCAGATGGGCTTTCGTGGAACTCCACGACCTACGAGCTAGGCGAATCGGACCCCGACCGCATCCGCGCGCTGGTGTCGATTAATAACGAACTGGTGCTGCTGTCCGAGCGCACCATCGAACACTTTGCCTACACCGGCACCGAAAACGAGCTATTCGCCAACAAGGGCATTTCCATTCGCCGGGGCTGTGTGTCTACCCATGCGGCGGTGGTCATGGACAACGCCATCTTCTTCCCCGGCGACGATGGCGGGATCTACGAAAAACGCGGCTACGAACTCAAGCGCATTTCCCATCACGGCTTGGAGCAGCACTTCTCGCGCTTCAACCTGAAAAAGTCCTATGCCTTTTCGTGGGAGGACCGGGGCCACAAGGTCTATTACCTGACCCTGCCGGATGGGGGAGGTACGTGGGGCTACAACCTCGCCACCCGTACTTGGCACCAGCGCGAGAGCTACGGCATGGACCGTTGGCGCTTGGCGTGGTGCCTGCCGTGGAATAACGCTTGGTACGGCGGCGAGTACAACGGCGGGCGCATCTTCAAGCTCGATTGGGATTACCCGTTGGAAGGCTCCGACCCGCTCTCGCAAGAGTTGGGAAGCGGTGTTCTGCACAACGACGGCAATCGGATGTTCCTGCATTCGGTGCGCCTGAATGTGGAAGCCGGTCCTAGTGTGGAGCCGGTGACGGTGGAGGCGGAAACGCCGGTTACCTACATCGAAACGATGGTCCAGCAGGGCGGACAGGGCTGGCTGGTGGCTCGCTTCAACACCGTGGACAACACGACCGAAGTCCTGGCGTACCACGACGAGCCGGACGTCTATTACCAGTCGCACGGTTTCAAGCTGGGCGACTACTACGCGGCCTGCTATGCGTGGGCCTCGGAGACTTCCAAGGCGGTGGCGGTCTACAGCCGCAGCGGTTCGTCGCTGACGCTGGTAGACAGCATCGACAACGATGCAAACCGGGAATTTTTGGGCGCGGTCAAGCTGTCGAATACGCGCTTTATCGCGCTGTGGAACGACCCAAACACCTTCAAGCAGACGGTCGAACTGTGCAACTTCGACGGCGCAGCGATCACGGTGGTCGATTCGGAAACGGATCTGACCGAAACGTATGGAACCCCGGATTACCTGACCTCCTGCCTGTGTGAAGGGCAGGCGATCTTCTATCTCCACGGGGAGCTGGATGACCGCTTCATGGTGTGCAGCGTGTCCGGCGATTCGCTCACGGTTTCGTATAGCGCCACCTTCGGCAACGTGTATCAGGGCGTTGGTTTGGCGGCTATCGGGGACAAGATTTCCGCTGGCAAGGGCCGCATCTGGTCCGTCAGTGGTTCCACGGTCACGGAAGTTCAGGGCACGGCAGAGGCCGCCTCCTGCTCGGTTACGACCGATGGAACGCGCTTCTTCTATGCCGGCTTCGGTGTCGCTTCGTTCTCGCGCCTCGCCTCCAGCCCGTACACCAAAACCGCCTACGCCACGACCTTTGATTCCGCGCCCGGTGGCGATGGGGGCTACGTGTTCTGCCCCGGCGATGACGAGTCCTTCGGTGCCAATGAGGACGGCGTGCTGGCGTACAGCGAAGGTGCGTTCTCCGAGATTGCCGACTTCGCCTTCACCGAGATTGACGAGGGCGATATCACCAACCTGCTGGCAAGCGTGGTGGAGGTTCCGTGACACGCTATATCGAAATGGGCGTGTCCAAGGACGGTAGCCATGTGTTCACCGACTGGCGCAAGCGCCCGCTGCCTGATTGGGGTGATTACTCCGACCCGATGCCCGTATGGCGTCGGCTGGGAACGTCCCGGCAGTTTTCTACGCGGTTCCGCTGCACCGAGCCGTGCGTGCTGACCATTACCGCGATGGCGATTGAGGCGGAGTGAAGCGGGCCACGGATCCGGCCTTCTTGCTGTCCGTCGCCAATCACCCGAGGAACCGGCACTACACCGGGGCCGCATGGGGCGATTACGACCCGCAGCGGTGGGCGAAAACCGTCGCGCTGGAATGGCCCGATGGTGGTGTGGTTTTTGAGCGTGTCTCTGACGCGGCATGGGAGGGCCATTGGTGCTTTGCCCCGAAGGCAAAAGACGTAGTGGCGAAGGGCAGGCAAGCCATCGCCTACCTGTTCTCGCATACCAACGCGCAACGAATCATCGGCAAGACCCCCGCGAGCTACCGACACGCCAGGAAGGCGGCGGAAGCGGTGGGGATGCAAGTGCTTTTCACCTGTAACGGCTTCTGCCACTCGCAGCTATGCCGTGCTGACTTCAAGGAAGAATGACGATGGGATGGGTCGCGCCAGCACTCGGAATCGCCTCTACGCTATTTAGCGCTTCACAGCAGAAGAAAGCCGCAAACGCTCAGGTAGACGCCAGCAAGCAGGCGCTGGCTCTGCAACAGCAAATGTGGCAGATGCAGCAGCAGAACCTACAGCCCTTCATGCAGTACGGCACCGGGGCCGGTGGGCTGGGTGGCTTGGGTGCGCTTGCGGCGGGTGACTACTCCGGCTTCATGAACTCGCCCGACTATCAGGTGGGCTTGGACGCACAGCAGCGCAACCTTGCCAGCAAGCAGTCCGCGAAGCTCGACCTGTTCGGCGGCGGTGCATCCGTTGACCGCGACCGAGCCGCGCAGGAATACGCGCTGTCCAAGTTTGGCGACTACCGAAATTCGCTGATGTGGGGCGCGAACCTCGGCCAGAACGCGGCGGCGGGTGTGGGTCAAGCGGGACAGGCTTACGCCAACAACGCCGGCAACCTCTACGGCCAGATGGCGGATGCGCGCGGCACGGGCTATGGAGCCAACGCAGGAGCCTTGTACGGCCTTGCGGGGCTCGCGCAGCAGTATTGGCCCTCTGCCTCCACGCCGATGTATTCGAGCGTCTACGGCGGCAGCGCGGGCACCGTTGGGGGCCTTAAGTGAGCTACCGCGAAGGCTTCACCAACGGACTGGCCGGGCTCGCGTCATTGCGGGAGGGCTACGACCAGCGATTCCAGCACGATATGCAGCAGCGCCAGGAGCAGCGCGTTGCCGGTCAATTCGACCAGCGCATGGCGCAGGAGCAGGACGTAGAGAAGCACAAGCGCCTCGCCATGCTCGCCGGTCAGTTGGCCGTGGCCCCCGCCAACCTTCGCCCGCAGTTGTGGCAGAACATCGCGCCGCAGTTCAACGCCGAAGGCTTGCCGGTCCCGGCTCAGTGGTCGGACGA